ATGAGCGCGGCGACCGATGCGGCATGGATTGCCGAGGCCGAGGCAATCGCCGACGCCACTTTCGAGGACGAGACTACGCCGGCGCTGGCGATGGGCACGCTCGCTTCGCTGCCGATCTGGATGGCCTGGCGTCTCGATCCTGACGACGATCCGGCCAAGACCGAACGCAAGGTGCCGTACGCGGCGACCGGCACCGGGCCGGGGAAGGTAGATGACCCGCGAACGTGGGGCACCCGTGCCCAGGCGCAGATGCGCGCTTCCCGGCTGTTGGGGGATGGGCGGCAGGGCGGCACTGGAGTCGTGCTGGGCGCGCTGCCCGGCGACGCACAGACATGCATCGGCGGAATCGACCTGGACACGTGCCGCGATCCGGTAACAGACGAGCTTGCGCCGTTCGCTGCCGCGGTGCTCGCGCGCTTCGCCAGTTACGCCGAGGTGTCGCCGAGCGGATCGGGCGTGAAGGTGTTTTTCACCTATCGGGCCGGCGACCTGCCCGCGCTGCAAGCCGCGTTCGGCAAGGACACGATGGGCAAGTCTTGGAAACGCGGCACCGGGCATCACCCGCCGGCCATAGAATTGTACCTAGGCCGGCGATGGTTCGCCGTGACCGGCAGGACCCTGCCCGAGTCGCCGCCCGATCTGCGGGCAATTTCTGCCCAATCCTTGCTGCGATTGATTCAAGTGGATGGGCCGGCGTTCGCTGGTGCCAGCACGCCCAAGCCCCGCACGGCAAAGGCTAGGGATGACTCCCGGAGCGGCCGAGCTTTGGCGTTGGCGGGCAAGGTGCGGCGACGCGGCGGCACGCGCGAGCAATTCAACGCGGCGCTGCTGGACAATCCCGAGCTTGCCGCGTGGGCGGACGACACGCGGCAGGTTGAGCGCGCGTGGGCGGAGACAGGCGATTGCCTCGGCGACCTGAAAGGCTTCGCGTTCAACGAAGATGGAGTCGCGCTGGCGTTCACGGCGCGGTACCGCAATCAGCTTCGGTACGATCACGATGCCGGTCAGTGGTTTCAATGGACGGGCATGTACTGGCGACCTGAAAAGAGCCGGCTGGCATTCGCGTGGGCGCGCGACACGTGCCGGGACATGGGCAGGGCGGGGCTTCTCGATCCCGATACGAAGCCGCTTGCCAGGGCTTCCACGGCATCGGCGGTGGAACGGTTCGCCCAAGCGGATCGAGCTTTTGCCGTCAATTCAGAAATCTGGGATGGCAACGGGCGGTTACTCGGCACCTCGGCCGGCACGGTTGACCTGACAACCGGGAAGCTCCGTAGTGCACAGCAAGAGGATTTCATAACTAAGCAAACGACGGTTGCACCGGAAAACTCATATGATCCGGCGCTCGATCATCCGCAGTGGCTTGCGTTCCTGAATGAAGCAACCGGAAACGATCAAGAGCTAATCAGATTCTTGCAGCAATGGTGCGGCTACTGTCTGACCGGCGACACAACCGAGCACGCCCTGCTGTTCATCTATGGTCCCGGCGGGAACGGCAAAAGCGTTTTCCTCAACACCATGAAAGGCATCCTCGGCGACTATGCCCGCGTCGCTGCCATGGAGACGTTCACCGAGTCCAAGGTGGTTGCCCATTCCGAAGAGCTTGCACGGCTTAAGGGCGCAAGGCTGGTTTGCGTGAGCGAAACCGAGGAAGGCAAGGCGTGGGCTGCCGGACGTGTCAAAAACCTTGTTGCTGGCGACACGATCACTGCGCGGCTGCTGTATCAAAGCCATTTCGAGTTTCGGCCGGAATGCAAGCTTACCATCGTCGGAAACAACAAGCCCGTTCTGCACAATGTTGATCCGGCAATGCGTCGCCGCATGAACATTGTACCCTTCACCCGCACGCCGCAGACGGTTGATCCCGACCTGGAGTCGAAGCTGACGGCAGAGTGGCCAGCCATCCTTTCGTGGATGATTGCCGGCTGCCTGGATTGGCAGGCGAACCGGCTGGTCCGCCCGAAGATCGTGCTCGATGCCACTGCCGAGTATTTCGAGAATCAGGACACTTTCGGGCAGTGGATTGATGAGCGATGCGAGATTGGACGCTCGCACGTGGAAAGCAATGCCCGGTTGATGGCCGATTGGGGATGGTTTGCCCGGGGCAGCGGTGACGCGAATCGAATCACGCCGCGTGCTTTCGCTGACCGGCTGCGCGCCAAGGGATTCGAGCCCGTCAAGAACCTAAACACGTCAGACGGAAAAAGAGGACGTGGATTCAAGGGCTTACGGCTTAGGGAGTCCGTTGACGCCCAAGATGGGGACGATTTGTGATGCCCGGTTTGAGACGATTGAGACGATTGAGACGCATTTACAAATACCCTCATACGCGTGGGCGCGTAGGCGCAGGTACAGGCACACATGGAAGACCTTTTTATATCCGCGTCTCAATCGTCTCAATCGTCTCAGGGCGCATCGCAACCATTGCGGGCAAGCGATTCGCGGGTCCCTCTGCCCACCGGGCCGCTGCGGGGACGCAGAGCCCCGGCGTATGGGGGTATGCATACTAATGTATGAGCCGACATTTATTGCCGCCGAAAAGCTTGCGGATTTTTTCGGCATCACGCTGCGGACGCTCGCCGACCTGCAAAAGCGGGAAATCGTCGTTCGGGCTGGCAAGCAGGGTTTCGACCTTCGGGAAGCGACGCGAGCCTATACGTCTCACTTGCGCAACGGCGCGGCGGCACGGGGCGCGGCGGGACCTGGCTTGACGGCGGAGCGCGAAAGGCTGGTCCGGGAGCAAGCCGACCGGGAGGCGTTGAAGAACGCCCAAGCTCGGGGGGAAATGCTGCCCGCTGCCGAGGTGCAAGCAGCCTGGGCAACCATCCTGCGGGACCTGCGGGCGGGCTTCCTGGCACTGCCGGCGCGCATCCAGCAGCGGCTTGGGCATCTGACCGCGCATGACGTGGCCGGAATCGACCGGGAGATACGCGACTGCCTCGCAAGGCTGGGCGACGATGAGCTTTGACGCGACAAAACGCCCATACTTGGGCGCCTGGACGGGTGAAGCACCCCAGCAGGTAGGGGAGTGCCCGCCAAGCCTTCGAGCTGGCCAGGACGCATTTATGGAGGTTGCGTAAATGCTAATTAGTCCGCCCGTCATGGCCGTTCGGGCAAGGGCGCTGGCGTCACTCGTGCCGCCGCCGCGCCTGTCGCTTTCCGAATGGGTTCAAACTCACTTGCAGTTGCCGGAAGATGTAAGCGCGCTGCCGGGCAAGGTTTCTCTTTGGAAGTTTCAGGTAGGAATTGCCGATGCAATCAGTAACCCGGAAATTGAGCGGGTTACGCTGGTCAAAAGCGTACGCATCGGGCTTTCCACGCTCTTAACCGCGACCGTGGGCAGCTTCGTGGCGAATGAACCAAGCCCGATTCTGCTGCTGCTCCCGACCGAGGCCGATTGCCGGGACTACGTGGTTTCCGACCTGGAACCGATTTTTGCGGCCACGCCGGCCTTGCGCGAGCTTTTGACCGCCGAGGCGGACGAAGGCGGGCGAAACACGCTGCTAAGCCGTCGATTTCCGGGCGGCAGTTTGAAGATCGTTGCTGCCAAGGCACCGCGGAATCTGCGGCGGCACAATGTGCGCATCCTGCTTGTCGATGAGGCGGATGCTTGCGAGCCGGGGCCGGAAGGGAATCCCATAACCCTAGCCGAGCGGCGTACGCTGAGCTTCGCGAATCGAAAGATCGTCATAGGCAGCACGCCGACCTTTGAGGCAACGTCGAATGTGCTTCGCAGCTATGGGCAGAGTGACAAACGGATTTTCGAGGTGCCATGCCCGGCTTGCGGCACATTCACCGAAATTCTTTGGCGGCATATCGAGTGGCAGGCGGACAAGCCCGAGACGGCGGCTTTCCGCTGCCCATCGTGCGAGGCGCTGATACCTGAGAAGCACAAGGCCGCGATGATGGAGGCCGGGACCTGGCGCGCCACGGCACCCGACGTGATCGGGCATGCCGGCTTCCGCATCAATGCGTTGGTAAGCCCGCACGTGAACGCATCATGGGGGAAGCTCGCAACTGAGTTTGTCGCGGCCAAGGGCCAGCCTGACCAGTTGCAAACCTTCGTCAACACGATCCTGGCCGAAGGATGGGCTGACGCTGCCGAAGAGCTAGACGAAAACGCATTGGCCGCCCGGGCCGAGCCTTGGAGCTTGGAGAATATTCCGCCCGAGGTGCTCATCGTCACGGCAGGCGTGGATGTGCAGGAAGATCGAATCGAGACTAGCTTTGTCGGTTTCTCCCGCATCGATGCCCTGATACTCGGCCATATCGTGATATGGGGCAGCCCGCACGATGCGAGCACGTGGGCCGAGGTGGATGAGCTACTGCGCAGCACGTGGAAGCATCCGAACGGCGGCACGCTCCGGCTTGACGCTGCCGTGGTGGACTCCGGCAGCGGCGGGCATACCGATGTTGTGATGGCGTTCTGCGCACCCGGGTACAACCGCCATATTTTAGCCGGGAAGGGCGTAGCAGGCACCCGGCCGGCAATCCAAGCCAGCCAGTCAAAAGGCCGCTCCAAGCTCTTTATTGTGGGAGTGGATGGGCTGAAAGCCCAAATACTCACAAGGCTGGATCGGGGCCGCACGATCCGGTTCAGCGCAAGCCTGCCTCAAACTTACTTTGAACAGCTATGCTCCGAACGCCGCGTGATCCGCTACGTCAAAGGCCAGCCGGTGCGCCGGTTTGAGCGTAAGCCAGGCATGAGGGCCGAGGCTTTGGACTGTCTAGTTTACGCGATGGCTGCCCGGCATATAGTAACCGTAAATCAGGATCGGCGGCAGGAAGAATTAAACTCAGTTGGAAGCCGTCCGCCAATGCAAACCGTAATTCGTAGCAAGTGGATGGAGCGCAAAAACTAAGTTTAAACATGGCCTATAGTTTACACGAAATCCGTGTAACTGCATTTTTACTTATCTCATCACGGTACCGTGATTTGACGTCTTTTCGCAACAGACACTAGCGTTCCGGCCTTCACCGAAAGTCTAGGAGGGCGCCGTGAGCGAAACCGACGAATCTGTACTTACCGACGACCTGCCGCCGCCCGCAATTATTCAGGAAGTGGGCAATACGCTGGCCTTTACGCTCACTGAGGCAGCCCGGATTATTGCGCTGCCTGGGCAGGAAATCCGGCCGATACATGCCCGGCTGACCGGCGCCGCCGAGCGCCATATTATCCACACGCTCACGAACACCAAGCCCGAAGGGCCGAGGTTCAAACTCAGTTTACGAGACATTGGCACGGCAGCAACGATCTTCGCTCTTTACGATATGGGTATTTGCGACCTTGCCTTGATGCGTCAGGCGTCTGTCGCAATGTACAACTGGTCAGCATCCAATCCGCCGCCGCCGCACAGGGAGCACCTGGCACCCGTCGAGGCCGCATGTGCTGGAGTCGATAATGGCGAGTTTTGGGTGCTGCGGCTGGCCAACTATCAGGATGACCAGACGCACAACCGGCAGATTCATGCCCATTGCTACAATGCCGACGGTGCGCAGCCGGCCATCGGCGCCCTGCCGGAGTCCTACATTCCGCGCGTGGCGATAACGGTTTGCCTGGCGCCGATCCTGCTTCCGATCTTGACGCGCGTGCTGCGGCGGGCACGGGGCAACTGATACCGTGGCCTTCCTGGATTTCTTCCGCCGCAAGGCCGAGGCAGCCGCGCCCAAAGTGACTTTGGCAAAGCGCGCGCTGTTGGATGCCGCAAGCTGGGCACGCCAAGGCGCGCCGCTGTTCGGCGGAGTCGGCAATGCCGTGGTGAGCGTGTCGCTTTGGCAGGTTCGCGCCAAATCGCAGGCAGCGGCAGCGAACAACCCCTGGATGTCCAATGGAATCAGCGCCCTTGTGGCCGGTACGATCGGCGCCGGCATCACGCCGCAAAGCATGGTTGACGACCAAGACGCGCGGGCCGCGATCGGCAAGGCGTTTCTGGCCTGGACGATGGTTGCCGACCTGGATGGCCGCACGGACCTGTACGGGCTGCAAAGCCTTGTCGAGCGTGCCCGCGCCGTGGATGGCGAAGCAATCATTCACATGGTCGCAACCGATGCCGGACTGCGGCTGCGCGTGCTGCCGGCCATGGCACTCGATAATACCTACAACCGGATGCTGCCCGATGGCGGGCGCATCACGGAAGGAGTCGAGTTCAACCGGGCCGGGCAGAGGGTTGCGTACTGGCTGCGGGAGCATATCGGCGAGATTCCTTTCGTCTCGGTAGCACCCCCCGTGCGGCTGCCCGCCGAGGATGTGTGCCACGTCTTCAAACCGGCTTTTCCGGGACAGACGCGCGGGCTGCCCGATGCCACCTCAATCCTTATCGCTTTGAACGAGATTGACCAGCTACAGGATGCAATGCTTGTGGGAAACAAGGTCGCAGCCATGCACGCGGCCTTCCTGATAGATCAAAATTCGTCCGGCGTGGCACCCTATGATGGGCAGCAGCACGGTTCGGTGCTCGAAGGCGGGCTAGAGCCTGGCACGATGAAAATTCTGCCGTCTGGATTCGATATTAAATTCAGCACGCCGCAGCAATCGAACAGCGGCATAGAGCAAGTCAGACTCGGCTTGCGCAGCGTGGCGGCTGGCTTGGGCGTTCCAGAGTACCTGCTGACAGGCGACCTGTCACAAGCAAACTATTCCAGCACCCGCGCCGCGCTTGTCGAGTTTCGCGCCCGCATAGAGCAATCGCAGTTTCATGTGCATATTCCGCAATGGTTGCGTCCGGTCTATCGCCGCTGGCTGACCTTGGAGGTGCTTGCGGGCAGGATCGAAGCGCCTGGCTTTGAGTCTGACCCGGAATCGTGGCTTGCCGTGGAATTTTACCCGCCCGCCCAAGGGTTCATTGATCCGCTCAAAGATGCCGAGGGCGAGGCCGAAGCTATCGCGGCCGGCTTGAAGTCACGCCGTCAAGCTGTCGCCGAGAGAGGCTATAATATCGAAGTGCTGGACGCCGAAATAGCCGCCGACAAAGCGCGGGAAAAGAAACTCGGAATCAGCTTTGATACGGCAACCGCCAATCCTGTAGGAGTGCCGACCGTTGGCGCGAGCAAATAAGCCCCCTGCCGTCTTTGTCGCAACCATTGTGCGCCAGTCCGGCAAGGAACGGGTTGAGGTGTGGCGCAGCCAAACTGACAAACAGGAATGGGCCGAGGCGTTCACCGATTTTGCCCGCCGGCTGGACGCTACGGTGCAGCCCGTCTTGCGCCGCACGATGAAGGGAGAGAACGCCGATGCTGGCGCAAACTGAGTTGACGATCCGCTCCATCACGCTCGCGCCGTCAACCTACAAACCGACAACGGGCACGGTTGAAGCCGTGCTTTCGACTGGCGCGGGTGTGCCGCGCCGTGACTCGCGCGGGCCGTTTATGGAGCACCTCGCAACCGGGCCGGATGCCGTTTCGCTCCATACCGACCGGCTGCCCGTGCTCGATACGCACCGGCAGCGCAGCGTGGCGGACGTGATGGGCTACGTGTCCGGCGTTCGCAGCGAAGGCGGCAAGATCATTGCGACCTTAACCATCACATCGCCGTCCGCCCGCGCGCTTATCGAGTCCGGCGCAGTCACGGGAGTCAGCATCGGCTATCGCGGTACCGAATGGGCCGAGAGTGATGGCGGCAAGGTGCGAACAGCTACCAAGTGGCGACTCATGGAGGTTTCCATTGTGGCCGTACCGGCGGACCCGGGTGCAACGCTTAGGAGTCAATCAGTGGAACCGACGACGACGACAACCGAACCACCTTTGCCGCCCCCGCCGCCGGCCATAGAAAGCCGTGCAGCGGTCAACGCGGCAATCCGCACCCTTGGCGCTACCCTGAGCCTAGGCACGCCCTGGGCGGACGCGCAGATTGATGCCGGCACCGATTTGCCCGCCGCCCGATTGGCTGCATTGGCCGAAATCGAGCGGCGCAGCGCGGCGGGCATTATCAGCGTTCGCCAGACTGCGCCGAGCGGCGATGATCCCGAAGTGATTCAGACGCGCATGGGCGACGCGCTTGCGAACCGGATGAATGCGGCGCTGCCGTTGCCCGAGGCGGCCGCGCAGTATCGCGGCATGGCCTTGTCTGACATGGCGCGCGTCATGGTCGCAGCACGTGGCGAGCGTGGCGTGGCGTACATGTCCAAGGAAACGCTTCTCACGCGAGCGGTGACGACGGGCGATCTTCCGAACCTGCTGGTCTATACGGGCAACCGCACGCTGTTGAGCGCCTATCAGGCGGCGCAATCCGCGTTGAAGCTCTTGGCCCGGCAAAGCACGGTTGTCGATTTCCGCAAAAAGACTGAAATCCGTCTCGGCGAAATGAGCACGCTTAGCCTGGTGCCCGAAACGGGCGAAGTGACCACGGGCGGCGTGGCCGAGGCCGCGGAGTCCTACTACCTCGCAACCTACGCCAAGATTTTCAGCCTGACTCGCCAAGCAATGATTAACGACGATCTAGGCGCGTTCGGTGACATCACGGGCGCGATGGGCCGGGCGGCAGCGGAAACCGAGGCACAGCTTCTTGTGCAGTTGCTTTTGCAGAACGGCGGTTATGGCCCGACGATGACGGACGGGACGGCGCTGTTCAACGTGCTGCATGATAATCTTGCGGGCACGGCAAGCGCCATCGGGCTTGCGGGCTTGTCCGCCGGCAGGCAGGCACTCCGCACGCAAACGGGTGTGGACGGCAAGACGCCCATCAATGCCGCCGCAAAGTACATCCTGACCAGCCCGGTGAAGGAAACCGAGGCCGAGCAGGCTTTGACCGCGCTGTACGCCGCAATCCAGATAAACGCCAACGTCTTCGCGGGCAGGCTAGAGGTGCTGGTTGATCCTCGGTTGTCCGGCCTACAATGGTATTTGTTTGCCGATCCGGCCATTCTGCCGTGCATCGAATACGCGTACCTGTCCGGCGCGCCTGGTCCGCAAATGATTTCCCGACCGGGATGGGATGTCTTGGGCATGGAGTTCCGCGTGCATCTTGATTTCGGTTGCGGAACAATCGACTGGCGCGGGGCGTATCTCAACACCGGAGCATAAGCCGTGGCCCTTCAACTTTCAGACGTGATGGCCTGGCGCGATGCCTTAGTGCAAAGTCGGTTGCAAGGAATCAGCCGCGTTCGCGACCTGGACGGCAGCGAAATCGTTTACAAAGACGATGCGCAAATGGCTGCCGCGATCGCATCGGCCAATGACCTGATTGCGCAAATGCAGACGGCGCAGCCCATCAACACAATTCGCTTTCACACATGCAAAGGATTAAGGCGCGATGCTCAATTTCGTTCAACGTGGTAGGTCCATAACCATACCGGCCGCACCCGTGGCGCTTGCGTCCGGCGCGGGCTTGCTTGTCGGTTCGCTGTTTGGCGTGGCGACCGACTCCGCCGCCCAAGGTGCCGAGGTGGTCATTATGACGACCGGCGTGTTCACGCTGCCCAAGGTGTCGGCGATGGCCTTCAACATCGGCGATCCCGTGTACTGGGATAACACGGCAATGCTGGTCACGTCGGTTGCCACGGGCAATACCCGGATAGGCGTGGCCGTCTCGGCTGCCGCCAATCCGAGCGCGCTGGTCAACGTCCGCCTAAACGGCAGCTTCTAGCCGTCCAGGGGCGTGCCGAGGGGGCTATGCCGCGCTTTGACAATCTGCCCCCTGGGATAGTGCCCTATGCCGTGTCACGCGAGACGGCAGCGGAGTTGCTGGGCATATCAGCGGGCACATTCGACAAGCTGGTTAAGGCCGGGAAGCTCCCTGAGCCGCGTGAGGTGGAGTCGCGCATCCTTTGGGATTCGGCGGAAATCAGGGCAGCATGGCGGGCGATGCCCCGGCGCGGGCAGCAACCCCCCGGCAACGAATGGGATAGCGTCCTGTGACCCGCCTTAAGCTCATGTACGTTCATCGTTTCGAGGATCGGCACGGGCACGTGCGCCATTACTTCCGGCGACCTGGGCACAAGCGGGCAACGCTGCCGGGGCTGCCGGGGTCAGCCGAGTTCATGGCAGCCTATCAGGCAGCCCTTGCAGGGCAGCCCGCGCCCATAGGTGCCGACAGGGTAGCGGCGGGCACCATCAATTCGCTTGCCGTGCAGTGGTATCAGTCCGCAGGCTTCCGGCAGCTATCGAAAAGCACGAAGGCGACGTACCGCGGCATCGTGGAACGCTTCCGGGCCGAGCATGGCGACAAGCGGGTGGCGATGCTCGAAGCAACCCACATTCGCAGGCTGATTGCCGCCAAGACCGAAACGCCGGCAGCGGCGAACAACCTTTTGAGTCTCATTCGACTCATGATGCGGTTTGCGGTTGAGGAAGGCTTGCGCCGGGACGATCCGACCGTGGGCGTGCGCAAGATTCGCTTTCATACCGAAGGCTTCCACACCTGGACTGAGGACGAGATTGCGGCCTTCGAGTCGAAGTGGCCGATGGGCACGCGCGAGCGGCTGGCCTTTGCCCTGCTGCTCTACACCGGGCAGCGGCGCAGCGATGTCATCCGCATGGGCAGGCAACACGTCCGGGATGGCGCTATCGAGGTGGTACAGGCCAAGACCGGCACCCGGCTTGCGCTGCCGCTGCACCCGGCCTTGCGGGAAGCTCTAGCCGCACACCCGTCTGAGCACCTCACGTTCCTGGTCACGCGCCATGGTGCGCCGTTCACGCCAGCCGGCTTCACAAACTGGTTTCGCGAGGCGTGCGACGCGGCCAAGCTCCCCAAGGGATGCAGCCCGCACGGCTTGCGCAAGGCGGCTGCCCGCCGGCTTGCCGAGGCCGGATGCAGCGCCAACGAAATTGCTTCGGTAACAGGCCATCGCACCTTGTCTGAGGTGTCCCGCTACACGCGGGCAGCGGACCAAGGTAGGCTTGCCGAGACTGCGATTCAGGCTATCGGAAGGCGTAAGCCGAACGAAGCATGA